CGACGGACTCAAAATCCGTTTCCCGCAAGGGAGTGTGGGTTCGACCCCCTCCGCCGGTATTATTTAACCCCCTGTAAATCAGGGGGTTAAGTTTTTAGGAGGGCGGAAAGTAACCACATTGGAACCCCGCGTCTTGGGGTAAAAATTGTCAATCTTTGATAAGTGTGATACTTATTCCTTGCTCACTACAAATGCTATGAACTACCGAAAACCGGACGGCGAAAGGGCCGTTCCAACAGGGATCTCTCTTCCGGGCGATCTGATCGAACAAGCCAAGGCTCACGCCAAGGCAGGTGGCTACGGAGGGTTAAGCGGGCTAACCCGCCACCTTCTTACAACCTATCTCGCAAAGGCGGCAGAGGCAGCGCAAAAGGTAAGCCAAGAGGCAAAAACCAAAGGCCAAAAGAAAGTAGCGAGCGGCGCAAAGAAAGTCCGCTCCCGCCGATAGAAGAGAATGATTCATAGGGGTTCATTGTTAGTTGGCGGCATAGGACAATCGCGGTTCTACCCCCCCCGCAAGCAACAATTAAAAAATGAATAGCGAAACGATACGAGTCGGCGGCTTCTCAACCCGCCTTTGGCTCGGATCGGATAACCGCTGGAAATGGCACACCAGAAGAGGCGGCAAGCGGGTCATGTGTGCGGCCAAGGAGTTGACCAAGGCCAAGGCTAGGGCGAAGGCGCAACTGGTCGCATTGCGCGACGGGCGATCTGCACTTGGCGAAATAAATGAAACGCTCGTTTCAGAGTTCCTTGCGTGGAAAGGCCAGCGCGCCGATAGCCCTCCGACTTCCGAGGCTGCGCGCAAATACGTGGCGCACCTTGCCGAGCGAAGGGTTCAGACGCGCACCATTGAAGCGGACATTGCGCACTTTACGGCGAAGCACCCCGGCCCAATGGCTGATGTGACCGCCCAGCACGTCAAGTTGCACCTTGACTCATTAGGGGTCGGGCCGCGCCGCTACAACAACGTCCGGGCAACGCTGGTCAGTTTCTTCGTATGGGCGCGCAAGCAGTCCTACTTGCCCGACAGCATGACCGCACCGCAGCGCACCCATGCTTTGCCCGTGCCAAAAAAGCGTCCCGCCATTTATTCCCCCGACGAGTTCCGCGCCCTGCTTGCCGCCGTTGCCCCGGAATGGCGTCTGCCGCTGGCGATTTGCGGGCTTGCAGGACTACGCACCTGCGAGACGGAAAGGCTGCTCTGGCGCGAAATAAAAATCGGAAAGAAGCTGATCGAGGTTTTACCAGAGAACGCGAAGAACACGGGCAGAAGAAGGCTTGTGCCAATTCACCCCGCGTTGATGGCTTGGCTCCGAAAGGCGAAGTTCGCACCAGAGGATCACGTTTGCCCGCAAGGTGTCCGAATCGACAACATTGCAAAGCGCGTGAAGCGCAACGGGGTTAAATGGGTAAAGAACGGACTAAGACATTCTTACGGCAGTTACCGATGCGCCGTGATTAAGTCCGTCTCGCAGACGGCTTTAGAAATGGGCAATAGCGAGGCAACTGTTCGATCAAACTACTTGGAATATGTTGAGCGGAGGGTGGCTGCGGCGTGGTTCCAAAAAAAGTAGGGGAACCCCCTATTTTTTTCTTTTCAAACCTTATTAAGGTCTAATAAGATGGGCGTATCTTAGATATGGCCCATCCCAAAATCCCACCGCACAAACGAGCCAAGGGCGCAGGCATTTCTTTACCGCCCGATCTCATCCGCACTGCGCGCAAAGTCGCAAGTCAACGCGGAATGACGCTTTCGATGTTCGTAAAACTTTTGCTCATGCAACGCCTTAACGGCGCTGCGCAGCAGTGAACACAGAACAAACAAAACCATGAACGAAATAAACGTCATCATCGCAACGCTCGCGGCAATGAGCGTTGTCGCACTTGCATGGCTCGGAGGTTATCGCCTTGGCCTAAACAACGGAACCAACGCCGAACGCGAACTCGCGGATCGGCGTATTCAAGGCGTCTTGGCGCAGGAGAATGCGCGCAAGCCGAAATCACAAAAAGCCAAACGCAAGCAAGCTCGTCGCGCAACGCTAACGCGCATCGGATCAATACGACTACCATGAGCATCGCACCAGCGCACCGCGACAACGACGGCAGCAAGCCATGTCTGCCGCCGCACATTCTGGGCCGCTTGCTTGACAAGCTGCGCGAGCGCATCGGCAACGAGCGCAAGGTCAATCAAGACCCGTGGACCGACATCGACAAAGCCGCGCGCGACATGGAGGCCGCACGATGAACCCGCATCTTCCCCCAGACGAAGCGATTGTTGCAGCTTTGGTTTTGGTCGCTTTGGGAATGGCTGTGATTTGGTGGATTGAATACTGGAAATGATATTTGACCTGACAAGCGGCGACCAAGTTAGCGCGTCTAACATGAACAGGCGCAGTCATGCCGTTACGGGCAGCAAGTCGCCCGTCCGTAACGGTTGGGAATTGGCGGGTTGGGCGATGTTGGAGCTTGCCGTCGATGATACGAAGATTCTCTGCCGCTACGGACTTTTCACTGCGGAAGGCGAACTGCGCGCATGGCCGAAAGTAAAGAAGCGCGACACACGCAAGCCTGATACCTGGCAGTGGGAGCCTATGCGAATTGCGTGCATGTGCGACCCGCTTGAGCACGCGCGTCTGCGGGAGTTTTGGCTGGACCCAGAGCAAGGCCAGACATGGTGCGATTTGGTGGGATGTAAGCTGCCCGCGAAGGACATCTGGGCAGGAATCTTAAAGAACCACGCCAAATGAACTACGCGATGGAACAGGAAGATTTTGTCCGCATGAAGGACGCGGAGATCGCCGCACTGCGCGAGGAGATCGACAACCTTGTTGCGCGCATCCGCGTGCTGCAACAGCGGGAAGAACAGGCGCGGAAATGGAAAGACGAGCGTGACCGATTGTTGCTGGCTCTGGACGAGGCGCTGGGACGCGAGCGCGCGCGCAAGGCCATTCGCGATCAAGAGGAGGCTGCGGGGCTATGAACAATTCTGAAGGGGGAATCCATCAGAAAGCCGGGGCGGGGCAGCTTGGGGGCTGCAACATACCCGCCTCGGCACAATTTACTGTCGGCGCTGTTGGCTTCGGGCCGCATTGGAGCAACGCAGAAGACGCGATGGCAGCAAGCATAATACGGCTTGAGTGCCAAAAGGATGAAATGAACGCCGAGGTGGCGTTACTGCGGGAGCAGGCGCGGATCATGCAAAAGCGCATTTTGGAATTGGAGGCGCTGCAGTGAGCAAGATGAGCCGCGAGAAAGGCAAGCGTGGCGAGCGCGAGTTTGCCGAAATGCTACGCGAGCATGGCTTTGCGTCCGCCCGCCGTGGCGTGCAGACGGCTTGCCGTGGCGGACTGACCGCTCCTGATGTGATTTGCGAGGAGTTAGCCGACACGCATTTCGAGGTTAAGCGGTGCGAGGTTTTTCTGCGCTCGTTCTATGAGCAAGCGACTAAGGACGCGGGGCTAAAGGAGCCGGTCATTGCATGGAAGCGCAACGGCCAACCCTGGATGGCCTATGTGGCAATGGGTCATTACCTCGGCCTGCGGCAAAAGATTTCCCGTCTTGAAACCGAGCTAAAGGAGGCGCGGCAGGGCGGGACTTAACCCAAACAAAGACGCCGGGAGGCGGCAACCCCCCGGCGCGATTTAGCACACATGAACACAGAACAGGTGAACAATGAAGTGCGGCCCATAGGCAAAACTATTGCAGCCGCATTTGTCAAGGCGCAGTCGGGCTTTGGCCCCGCGCTTAAAACGTCAGACAACCAGCACTTCCGCTCAAAATACGCAGGGCTTGATGCCTGTATTGAAGCGGTAATCGGTGCGCTTCACGCAAACGGCATTGCGCTTATGCAACGCAACATCCCGTGCGAAAGCGGCGTGTCGGTTGAAACAATCCTGCTGCACACAAGCGGGGAAACAATTAGCGGCGGAATCCTTCACGTTCCAGCCAGCAAACAAGATCCGCAGGGCTATGGCTCCGCTCTTACCTATGCGCGGCGTTATTCGCTTTTAACACTTTGCGGGATCGCCCCGGAGGATGATGACGGCAACGCCGCATCGAAGCCCGTCAACTATGTAAAACCAAGCAAGCCCGCCCCGCGCATAACGGACGAAGCGGCAGACAAATCTAACGGCAGTCGCTCGGCAAAAGCGGCGGTCGCTACGAACGAGGCAGACGAAGCTCTGCCTTGGTAACAACCAAAACAAACAAACGAACACAGAACATGATCAGTCTATCCATCAAAACGGAAAAAATAGAAAAGCAGCACCTCATTGAAGGCAAAAACGGAAAAATCCTTTCCGTTGTCCTCTTTGAGAACAAGGACGGCAAAGGTCAATACGGCGATGACGGATTCGCCGTGCAGGGCGTAAGCAAAGAATCCCGCGAGGCTGGAACGCGCGGGCCGATCGTTGGCAACTGGCGCTACATCGGCCAAGGCGCAACGGGCGGCAACAACAAACCCAAGCAGGAGGTTGAGGACGATAACGTCCCGTTCTAAGCCATGCCCGAAATCCTCACCGACATGGATGCGGCAGCCTACCGCGCCACGGATGCGATTAGCGCGTCCGACATTAAATGGATACTACCGCCAAAGACCCCGGCGCACTACCACGCATACAAGACAGGCCAGATCGTGCGGGAAGAAACCCGCGCGCTTGTCATCGGAACGCTCTGCCATCTGGCCGTGCTGGAACCGGAACGCTTGCCCACGGCTTTTGCCGTGCGGCCAGCGGGCGTCGATTTCAGAACGAAAGACGGCAAGGCATGGAAGGAGGCGCAAGGCGACAAGCCGATCCTCGACGAAACCGAAGCCGCCATGCTTGACGGCATAAGCAAATCGGTCGCCGCCCACCCCGCCGCTTCCGCCCTGCTTGACGGGGCGCAGCGCGAGGTGAGTTTGTTTAAGGATCATCGCACGGGACTGAAGATCAAGGGGCGGCTCGACGTTCTGGGCAACGGCTACGTGGCAGACGTTAAGACCGCCGAGGTGGGAGACTCGCAGGGCTTTGCCGCTGCGGTCTATCGCTACAACTACCATGTCCAAGCGGCAATGTATTGCCAGCTTGCAGGGGTGGAGCGGTTCAGCTTCATCACGGTCGAGAAGGTCGCCCCGTTCGCGGTTGCGGTCTATGATCTGTCGGCCAAGGCGATTCAAGTCGGGCTTAACTCGCTCAACTACGCCCTGGACACCATCGCGGACTGCGAGCAAGCGGGCGAATGGCCTGCATATTCCTGCCGTCCTGAGGTGCTTGACCTTCCGGGATGGGCTTACAAGCAAATGGAGGGAGGCGCACAGTGAATCTTCACGAACGTCGAGCCTGTGACGGCCTGCTACCAGACGAGGAAACGCCGATTAGTTCTCACATGGATTGGCTGCGCGAACATTGCGAGCGGTTGGCATGGGAGTTGGAATCGACCAGCCGCGCGCTAATCGAGGCAACCGAAAAACTGCGGGCAGGAGGCAGGGAACAATGACGTGGCAACCCGAACTGACGTTCGCGCCTGCCGAGACGCACAAACGCCCTACACAAGCGGGCCGCATCCTGCGCTTCTTGCAGGAGGGTCATCGTCTCACGCCGCTCGACGCTCTGGAGCTATTCGGGTGCTTCCGTCTAGCTGCGCGCGTCCATGAGTTGCGGCGGGAAGGTTGGGCAATCGTGGAGCGCACGGTTGAGACGGCCAGCGGGAAACGCATCGCGGAATACTCGCTATGAAGATTGAGCCGTCTTTCTGCGATCACTGGAAAACAAAGCGCCTGCACCGCATCTGCGGGGCCGAGGCGGTCTTGGGCCTGCTCCGCTTGTGGGGGCAGGCCAAGATACGCCGCGAATACACGGGCCTTGTCCTTAACCCGACTAAGCTGGCCGCGATCATGGAATACCCCGGCGACGAATCGCTGCTCTGGGCGACCATGACCGATCCCGCCGCCCCGTGGCTGGACGGCGCGCAGGACGGCACGTGGTCGCTACACGGTTACGCCGAGCATCAAGCGCAGATCATTCGCCTGTGGGAAATCGGAAGAAAGGGCGGCAGGCCAGCGAAAGCCGTCGTCCATTCTTCTACTAACCCTATAAATACATCCTCTTCCTCTTCCTCTTCACCTATATGCGAACCAAATGGAAACCATATGGTTTTCCAGACCCCCACCTTGGAGGAATTTATAGAGACGGGAAGGAAAGCAGGGATTGAGCGCGAGATTGCCGAGGAAATCTGGCACGACAACGAATCCCGACCCATCACGCCTTACGGCCAATGGACGGACTATCGCGGAAACCCCATTGTGAAGTGGCAGGCGAACATGATGGCGCGAGCCTCGCAGATTCGCGCCCGGAGGGGCAACGGGGTAGGAAGACCCAACGGGAACGGAAAAGGCGCGCCAGAGAGCGTTTGGGCCACGCAACAGCGCATTGATGCAGCGACCAAGGAAATCGAACGCATCCAAGCTAACCCATCGAACAAAGAACAGGTCGAGGACAGCTTTGACCGCCGCCTCAAAGCGCAACCGATGGCAAAGGTGCGGGCGCTGAAGGCAAGCATAAGCGAAATGCGGCAGCGCATAGCCGGGGTGGGGGTGGCGGCATGAGCGAAACCCTTCGCCCCTTCCGCCTCGCAACGCTCATGGAGGCCGTCAAGGTTGCCGAGCTTCGCTATCTGGAAGCGCGGGTTGGCGGGATGAACAACGCCACGACCTACCAAAGCGATTTCGTCGAAGTCATGTCACGTGACGTTGGCGGCATCCTTGCCGAGTTAGTTGTCGGGCGAAAGTTCAGCCGCACATTCCTCCCGGCGATCAATACGTTTCACAATCAAGCGGACGTAGGCGAGGACATCGAAGTGCGGTCAACCCCGCACCTTAACGGGAGCTTGATCCTGCGGGATAATGACGATCCGGGGCGGCGGTATGTGCTGGTCATCTGCGACCCCATGACGGGGTTTGAGGTCAAGGGCTGGTGCTACGGAATCGAAGCCATGACGGACGAGTGGCACATGAAAGGCGAGGGACGCCCGCATTGGCGCTACAAGGGGCCGCTTAGGGCTTTTTCCACGCTGACGCTGGAACGACCCAAGGACGCACCGACCAACGCCGATACGGCCAGCGCGGAGTATTCGTGGTGAGCCAGACGCTTATGCGATGGATCGCAGACAACAACCTTGACCCGCGCCTCGTTATGAACGCGCTGCAAGATCACGGCAAATGTTCTGACCTGTGCGTCGAGGTCGAGGACGTAGGCAATGGGGGCGAGTGCCTGCGGTGGTTATTAGGGCGGGATGTGAGGGAATATCGGAGGTCCGAGAAGTGAGCGAGGCATACAAGCAACTGCCGGGACATCAATACGCTGGCAAGACGATGGGACGGGGACACAGGCAGCGCAGTAAGATTATGAAGGCGCTGAATGGCGTAGCGTCTTTGGCCTTGATTGATGAGGTGATGCGTGAGGATAGGCAAAGGGTTTTTGCTATGGCCCCCCCGGTAAGGAATCTTTTTGAAGAGGGGAAATAACGGTGTTTAGGCGTCATGTATGCTGTTTTTGAGTGTTCACCAGCGTTTGACACGGTGAACGCGGCGAGTGAACGCCGCCGCAGTTTCAGTCAGAGCGCAAGCCAGCCACGAAAGAGTCAGCCCGTCTCTCATTCATCGCTGGAGAAAGCGCGGGATGCCCGCCGACTTGGAGGGCGGAAGCCTGTGGCGTCAACGTAACGCGGCCCGCGCCGGGAGCCGACCCGTTACAGCAACGCCGCTCGCGTCGAAGGTTGAGACGCCCGCAGCGCCCGCGCTCGTCACGATAGAGGAACCCGAAGACCCTGACGCCACCAAGCAAGCTGTCGAGCTTGCTGAGCGCCCGGAAGAAATCGTCATCGGGGAACGCTCCTGCCAAGAAACGCTTAAGGCACTGCGGTCATCGCGTCAGTATTGCCAGAGCCGCATTGCCGCCTGTCACAAGCGCGGTGACGAAGCGATGGCCCGTCAGTGGGTTCAGACACTCAACAACATCATCATGCGACAAGCGGCGATGGAAGACCGCTTGCGCGACATCTTGGAGCGCGACGGCAAGACGATGAGCGTCGAAGCCGCCGAGCGCGCCTACCGCCAAGTCTTTACCGATCTACGCCAAAAGCTTCTTGCCGCACCCGCCGCCCTGTCCGCGCAACTGAACCCGAACGACCCGATCCACGCTCAAGGGATCATGGAGAACTGGATCAGAATGCTTTTCAAAGAAACCAACCGACCAAATGAAAACCACGCAAACACAAATTGAGCACGTAGAAACAGAGACGCTTATACCCTACGCCCGCAATGCGAAAAAGCATGACGCAGAGCAAGTGGCTAAAATTGCGGGAAGCATCCGGGAATTTGGATTTAACAACCCAGTGCTTATTGATCCAGAAAACGGGATCATCGCGGGACATGGCAGAGTGATGGCCGCTCAAAAGCTTGGGCTAACGCAAGTGCCGTGCCTTCGCTTGAGCCACCTAACAGAAATACAAAAGCGCGCCTATATCATTGCCGACAACAAGTTGGCAGAAATTGGCGGAGGATGGGACGAAGAAATGCTGAAAGTCGAGGCCATCGACCTTTGCGCAGAAGGATTTGACCTTGAGGCGTTGGGATTTACAGACGCGGAATCGGATGACTTGCTCAACGGCGAGAAGATTATAGAGGAAGCGGAGGAAAAAATAGAGCACGAGCAGTCTTTGCAGTTAGAGCCAGAAATGGAATACGTAGTGATCCTCGCTAAAACATTGGAAGAATGGGACGAGATGGTGCAGTGGTTTCAGCTAAAAAAAGTGCGGCGCGGCGGATACAAACAGGGAAGCGCGTTTGATGCCATAGGCACGGAAAGAGTCCTGACATTTGAAAGGGTCAAAAATGCTTATAGCCATACCAAGTAAAGGGCGCGCGGGATTAACGACCTCGGACAAAGTGTTGCCTACAGCAACGATGTTTGTTCCAGAAGGCGAGCTGCATCAATACACAAAGACCAACAAGCACGTTGTCGGCATTCCCAATGAAGTAAGGGGAATTACTAAAACCAGAAACTGGATACTCAAGAACACCAAAGAGTCGCGGGTGGTCTTTGTTGATGATGACGTAAAAGTGTGTGGCTATACAAAGCTGTATCGAGAAAACGCAAAACAGAAGAAACTCAAGAGCGAGTCGGTATGGCGCGCGGAGTTTCACAAGCTGTTTGATATGACCGAACAACTTGGGTGGAAAGTGTGGGGCCTTAAAACGGAAAGCGCGCTGCGGAGCGTTTACCCATACAAGCCGTTCAATTTTCGCAGCTACGTCACGGCTTCTTGCATGGGAATAATCAACGACGGAGCAATGTATTTTGACGAGGATTTCCCGGTCAAAGAGGATTACGAAATTTGCTTACGGCACGTAAAAATGCATGGTGGCATTTTGGCCGCGCGGCATTTGCATTGGCAAAATGAACATTGGGGAACAGACGGAGGATGCAAAGACTATCGGACAATGACGATGGAAGCGGAGTGCATCAAAAAGCTGGTTGAGAAATATCCGGGGATGGTGCGGCAGATAACGCGCGGAGGGTGCGCTTATTCTATTGAGTTGAATCTGTAAGTGGCATGACGCTTTGCCAACAACTTGACCGCAGCCTGCGCGATGTGTTCGCCCCCATCGACACGCGCAGCGTCTGGCAATGGGCCGAGGACGAGATCGTCCTTTCCCGCCGTCAGACCGAGACGCCGGGGCCGTATTCAACCCTGCTTACCCCCTACGTCCGCGAGCCGCTGGAATGTTTTAGCGATCCGCGAGTGACCGACCTCGCGCTTTGCTTTGGAACGCAGACCAGCAAAACGACCATCGTCATGATCGGCACAGCTTGGCGCATGAGCAACAATCCTTTCCCAACCCTTTGGGTCATGCCCACGGAAAGCATGGCGCGCTCGTTCTCCGAGAACCGATGGCAACCGATGGTCGATGACTGCCGCCCCTTGGCCGCGCTGAAGCCGCACAACACGCATCGCTACAAGACGCTGGAGCAACAGTTCAAAGACGCTACGCTTACCTTCGTCGGGTCTAACTCGCCCTCAAATCTGGCTTCGCGCCCCGCCGGGTTGCTCGTCATGGACGAGACGGACAAGTTTGCCGAGGCCACGGAAAAGGAATCCTCTGCCGTAGCCTTGGCCGAGAATCGCACCAAGAGCTACACAAACGCGCTCCGGGTCAAGACCTCGACACCGACCACGCCAGACGGCGAAATCTGGACGGCATTTCAATCGGGCGATCAGCGCTATTACTACGTCCCGTGTCCGCATTGCGGCGAAAAGCAACGGCTGGAGTTCTCACAGGTCAAATGGGACAAGGAGGCCAAGCTCGACGGCAGGTGGAACGAGGACGCTGTGCGCGCTTCGGCTTACTACGAGTGCGCGGCTTGCCAAGGCAAGATCACGGACGGCCACAAAACCAAGATGCTCCGCGAAGGCGAATGGCGCGCAACGAATCCCGCCGCCTCTGCGGGACGCCGCAGCTATCACCTCAACTCGCTTTATGCGCCGTGGCGATCCTGCGGCTTTGGCGAACTGGCGGCAAAGTTTTTGCAGGGCAAGGATACGCCCGCCGATTTGCAGGACTTCAACAACTCAACGCTGGCGATTCCATACGCGCCGATTGACGTAAACGTGCGCGAGGAAAAAGTGAGGCAATGCCGGGACGTTTCGTGCGAGTGGCAAAAGATTCCGCCGCATTGTTCCGGGGATCGCTTGGCTTATTTATTCCTCGGCGCTGACCCCGGACAAAATCAGACGCATTGGGTTGTTTCCGCGATCAGCATCACGGGGGAGATTACCCCGATTGATTGCGGCACGGTCTTGTCGCCCGAAGACCTCATCGCATTCGTGCAGGAAGATAACCCCGCGCGCCTTCGTTACCTCGACTCGGCGGGCAATGACGTTTTCATTCAGCGCGGCCTTGTCGATAGCGGATACCTGACCGAGCGCGTTTACAATGTGTGCTATGCCACGGCCCCGGTGCTGTGGCCGAGCAAGGGAAGTGACGCAGCCTTCGGCAAAGACCCAGTGCGATACACTCGCTTGCAACAACCCGAAGGCTTGGGGCTTTACACTTACATCGACCAAACGCTCAAGACGGAGTTCTACGATTGGCGAATCAATCGCCGCCGCGTTCCGCTTTTCCGTTTGCCGATCGACGCACCTGACTCGCTCATCGCGGGACTCAGCGGGCAGCAACTCATGACAAAGCGCACGGCGGGCGGGACGTTGCAAACGTGGAAGAAGTTGCCGAACGATCACTACGGGGATTGCTGCAAGCTGGCCGTGGTAAGTTGGCAAATTCTCCGAGGGAATTTCGACGCGGGCGCGGCCTCGTCAGAAGAAGTGACCCCGTAAACCCCTAATAAACAGGGGCTTAAAATAGTGCAAAAAAAGTGCATTTTTTGCACCTTTTTTCCTTTACAAAGACAAGCGGTTGTCTTACATTGTCCCCGTTATGAGAACACAGAACACCACAACGGGCGCGGGGATTTCTGCCGCGCGTAATACCTACAAACTGCAAGCCGAGTGCTGCGCTCGCTTGGAATCTATGGAGATTCCGATCCCGCACTACTCGCGCATGAGCATGATGATGACGTTGGAATTTGCGCATGACGATTGCCCGCTCGACTTTGCGGCTCTTGTCGCTGCCGACAAATCCAACTTCCTCCACGATATGCTCGGCCTGTGGCGGCACGTTAGCCGCGAGACGCTAAAGATTGAGGGGTTCTTCCGCCCGCGTTTTGCGCTTCGCACCGCAGTCGCCGCCTGACCTCTCTCCCGCCCCCGCACGCCGGGGGCGGCATGGGACGCCAAAAGCGAACCGAACACAGAACACAATGAACACAACATCACGCCGCCGCTCCGGTGGCATCAAGATACCGAATCAAGACTCGCTCGCTTTAGGGCGCGTCTTTGATGACACACCCAAGGCCGTGCTCGCCGCGATTGTTTGCAGCGCGTATCGGCAGCTTGGCTTTAAGGACGAGGAACTCAAGGCCCGCATCGCCTACGAGTGGCTCGCGCTGCACCACAACGAGATCGTGGACAACCCGCCGACCAAGGCGATCCGCGACGAGGCTTGGCACTACAACCCGATGGGCGAGGAGGCCAAATGAACATCAACGAAATCGCCCTCGCCGCTGCGCACTTCAACGCGGCCCACGACTACGATCTCCCGTCCGCGCTCAAGCTGACCGAGATCATCATCCACCACGCGCACCTTGTGCAACTGGCCCGCATCCAAGCCGCCGATCCGCAACTTGAGTTGCCCATCGACTTAACCGCCGCCGAATCGCTAACATAGCGCCACAATGAGCAAACAATCCGACATATCCAAAGCCGCCGCCGCCCTTGGCAAAAAGGGCGGGGCGGCAGGGACGGGCAAGGCCAAAGCCCGCAGCAAAAAGCACTACAGCGAGGCGGGCAAAAAGTCCGGGGAGGTTCGCCGCCGCAACGCCGAGCTAAAGCGGCTTATGATTGAGAAGGGTGGCATCGACAAGGCATGGGCAAAAAAGCATTTGATTGTAGATAGTTGACGCCGGGTCATTTGACCGATTTCTGGTTTGTGGTAATCTCCGCGCCAATGAGGCAAATCCTTCTCCCGCGTGGCCGTCATGGGCCACACGTTCTCTGAGTCTCAACGACTCGACTCCCAGCTATTCCATCACGCTAATCCGCTTGACGATGCTCGCGTCGATGCGGAGTTGCCGAAAGATTCCCCTGCGGACTTCTGTCTTGATGAAGTAGCGCAAATGCGCGGGGAGATTCACACGCGCCTCGACGCAATGATGCGCGGCCCTGCCGGGACGCAAGCGGTCTTTGCCTATCTGCAATTCGTCATACGTAAATGCACGGAGGCGGGGATCGCGCAATGGATGGAGCAGGAGAACGACCAAGGAAGTATCGCGCGCGGGGAAGACGCTATCGTGCTGGCCCTGCAAATGGTCACGCAACTCCTACTCGGAGACGGCGACTCACACAAGGTCATGACTGCGCGGCAACAAGCTATGCGGGCGCAGGCTTTGCTTTTTGCCATAGGGCGCACCCGCAAGACAGAGACACAAATCGCGCAGGAGTTTGGCTATACCCGCGCCAACGTCTCGGCAGTGGTCAAAAACTATCAGCGCAAATTTAAGTTATGGAAGTCGCGCGGCATGAAATCCGACGCCGCCGTCGAAGTCTATCGTGAACGGGCAAAGCGCGTTCACAGGGAAAACAAAGAAAAACAACAACAATGGAAAACACAGAACAAACACAACTCAGTCAACCGTCTCTTAACCTTGAAATCCTCGTTGATGCAGACGCTTGTGCCGCAGAACTAAAACGCTGCGCGGGCGAAGCCGACAAATGCGCTGCAATGGCGCAAGGATGCGCGGAGATTGCAATTCGCCATGCGTGGAACGCTGGCACGATCTGCAACCGCGCCAAGGAAATTGTTCCGCATGGAACATTCAAAGATTGGCTTGAGCAGAACTGCGGGGATCGCGGCTATCACACAATGCTGAAATGGATGAAGCTGGCAAAAGTTGATTTAAATCTACTTTTGGAAGTGCAAAACGTGAAAAATTTAAAGGAGGCCTACATTGCCGCAGGCGTCTTGCCAGAACCGGAGGCAAAGACCGAAGGCGGCGAAGGCGAAGCAAAAGACAAGCCGCCTTTCACGCTTACATTCAAAACCAACTGGCGCAGCGTCAGCGAATGGAGCCGCGACGCGGCCAAAGACTTTCTTTATGAGTTTGATCGTTTGGCGCAACTAGCGCGCTCGCTCAAAACGGAGTTTGGTCTGTGAGCATAGATCGCGTAATGCCCATGCTGCTTTTTGCCTTTGCCGCGATTGGTTTTGTCTGGTCGCTGGAGTGCATAGCGCAAGTCGTGCGGCAATGGCTTGGGCTGTGAGGCATTGACACAAGCAAAGTTGATATGACCTCCGAATTGGCAGGAATCAGAAAATATCTAAAACGCACCAAGTCTCTTGGAGAACTCCAGACTCTTGCTGACGGGCTGTATTCCATAGCTGATTCGGAGGTCACTATCACCTCAACAGGCTTTGAGGGCGGCAGCGCCAGCGGCACGGCCCGGCGTTACAGCAAGGCCGACATCCTCAACATCGTGGAAGATTTGATCGAAGACCTTGCGCCTTCGATTGAGCCAGTGAAGACGCGTTCGGCGGGCATGGTGTATTCCGATTGGAGCGAAGCGCCCGCCCGCCTGTAATTTGACAGACCGCCGCAGGCGTGGCGGAAATTCAAACGAAATCAAAGCGCGGCGGAGCGCGCCCCGGAGCAGGCAGGCCACGCAAGCCCGATGCCAAAAATGCCGCCTATGAGGCGGGCGAACTTTATCAGCCGGGCAGGACGTTCATCTATATGCCCACGGTGGAGCCGCGCAACGAGCTTACCAACGGCACGCGGGTCAACATCATGCGGAAGGCGCGATGGCTCTACAACAACGTGGGCCTTGCCGCCCGCGCCGTGGATGGCGTGGCGCGTTATGTCTGCGGCACGGGCATTATTCCCGCTGCACGCACCTCCGACGATGCGTGGAATAAGCAAGCTGAAGAACTGTTTGAGGATTCCGTAGGCCGCGAAGCGTTTGGTTTCGACGCGGGCGGTCAGGTCAATTTTTACGAGGCGCAGAGCTTCATCATTCGCCACGTTGCTATCGACGGCGACTTTTTCGGGCAGTTCATCAAAAGCGAGAGCGGGCGCGCCCTGGTTCGGTTCATGGGAGCCGAGCAAGTGGGCAACGCCTCGACCCCGCTGGCGCAAGACGAATGGCAAGACGGAGTGCGGACTGACCGCTACGGCAGGCCGACACAATACCGCATCCTTGGCAGCGCCGACGCACAGCGTTTCACCGATGTCTCTGCCGATGACATCCTGCACTTCCGCCGCCCTGTTCGCATTGGCTACACGCGCAGCCCGTCCTGGCTGGCCCGCGCAGCCCTGCATCTGCACGACATGGCCGATATCGTCAGCTTCACCAAGCAGACGTTTAAACTGGCAAGCCAGCCCGCCTTTATCATCGAGTCGCCCGACGCCATGCAGATCGGCATGGGGGCCGCGCTCAAGAAGCAGGATGCTTCCACGGGCAGCGTGACGCTCGACAAGCTCTACTCGCAATCGGGCGTGGTGCAGTTGCCGCCCGGAAGCAAGTTGCAGCAATTCAAAAACGAGCATCCTGGCAACAACTTTCAGCAGTTCCTCGATTTTCTCGCCCGCGACATCTCTTGGGGTATCGGCGTCTCGCCCGAAATGCTTTGGTCGGTGGCCGGGATCGGCGGGGCAAATACCCGCTATGTGCTGGCCGACGCACAGGTCTTTTTCTCCGAATTGCAGGAATGGCTCATCAATCAATTCTGCCGCCGCTTCTGGAAGTATTGGGTCTGGTCGGAGATCCAAGCGGGACGCCTACCGCTGCGTGACGATTGGTGGCGCGTTGATTTCATCCCGCCCGCCCGCGCCACGGTGGACTTTGGCCGCGATACCAAGGCGCTGTTGGAGATCGTCCGCACGGGCGCAATGTCCACCCGCCGCTTTGCCGAGATGCACGGGCTGGACGAGGAGGCCGAAGAAGATGCGGCGATTGCCGCCGCGCTTCGCCGCAAAGAGAAGTGCGAGGCCGCAGGGTTGAGCGTCACAGACGTATTCCCGCCCGCGCCGGGCTCGCCTATCACCGCGCCTGCGGTTGACACGAGCGAAGTGCCGCCTGCCGACGTTTGACACCCGCGAGGGTGCATGACCCAGAAGTGGTATGCGTTTAAAAACTCTTCCGACAAGAGCGGCGAGGTTGAGCTTTCTATCTACGACGAAATCGGTGCGTTCGGCATCGGCGCAAAAGAGTTTATCGCAGAACTGCGCGAATACAAAGGCCAGCACGTCCATGTCCGAATTAACTCCCCCGGTGGAGAGATCATTGACGGAAGCGCCATTGCCAACGCGCTGAACCGCCACGAAGGCGGCGTCACTGTCCACATCGACGGCCTCGCGGCTTCGATGGCGAGCTACATCGCCATGTCGGGCAAGCCGACTTACATGAGCGAGAACGCGCTGCTCATGATCCACAACCCGTGGACGCTCGCCGCTGGCGAAGCTGACGATCTTCGCAAGCAAGCCGACTTGCTCGACACGATGAAGTCCACGCTGGTGCGTGGCTATCAGCGCAAGAGCGGGATGCCTGCCGAAGAGATCAGCAAGCTCATGGACGAAGAAACATGGCTGACGGCGCTGGAAGCCACCGCGCTCGGCTTTGTGGACGCTATCGAAGACGGCATTCCTGCCGCCGCCAGCGCCAAGGATTTGCGCCACAGGTTTGACACTTTTGCAAAGCGCATGGACGAATCCAATTCCGTCGCTCCCGAAGTCGAAGTCGCCGCGCCTGCGGTTGAAGTCGCCGTTGAGGAAGCGCCCGCCGCAGTCGAGGCCGAAGTCGCGCCCGAAGTCACAGAAGAGCCCGCCGCCGAAGAGGCCGCGCCCGAAGCCAGGGCCGACGATTCCGCCGAAAAGCTCGCCGCGCTGGAAGCCGAGAAGGCCGAAGCCATCGCCCGCGCCGAAGCTGCCGAGGCCGAACTTGCCAAAGTCAAAGACGCTTTCGCCGCGTTGGAGAAATCCGCAGGCGTTTCCGCCGCAACAGTCGCCCCGGTTGCCAAGTCCGAAGAGTCCGACCCCGTGGCGCAGTGGATGGCCGCAGTCGAGTCCAAGGACTTCGCGGCCAGCAACAAACTTTACGCCGAGCACAAGAAGGCCATTTGGGCCGCTCGCGCCTCACTTTCCAAAGCCACCAGCTAAGGAAAACCCAACAACCAACAAACCCAACCTAATCAACTAAAGATATGGCTAACGTATTCGATTCCGGGCTGGTGGTCGCCACCATCTCGCAACAGGTTCAGACAGTCTTGGCTAATCGCCTCGCTCCTCTGCGCCTTTTCACCACTGACTTCTCGAACGAAGTCAAGAAAGCTAAGGACACCATTCAGGTGCCCATCGTCTCGGCAACCAGCGCCACCGCTGTTAACCCGACCAACTTTGAACCCGGCTCCGATGTGACCGTTGGCAAGGCCACCGTCACCTTGGATCATGTGGCTCAGTTCTTCGGCATCAGCCAGGCGGATCTCGCCCTCGGTCATCGCCTTGAGAACCTCATCAAGATCAACGTGGACGCTCTGGCCGACAAGCTCTGGAGCATCGCCATTACGCCCGTCACGACCGTGAACTTCGGCGCGGCGACTGTCACCACGACCACGATCACTCCGGGCAGCGGCCACTTGGCCTCGCTGTGGAGCGCGATCAGCAAATCCACCAGCAAGGGCTTGGTCGTTACTCCGTCGATCTACTCGGCGCTCATCCCGACCAACGCGGACTTCCTGCCGCTTCAAAACGGTGCTTATGGTTTCGATCAGGGCATCTACTACGCGAACAGCTTCAGCGGTGCGGTCACGGGCCTCGACGGCTTCGCCTGCTCGCGCGAAGCGGTGTGCGTTGCCTCGGCCAAGCCGATGATCGACCCTGCGGTTTCCTCGCAGTTCCAGATCAGCGACCAAGTTGTCACCCTCGATCAGTTGGGCCTCTCGGTCTACTGGAACGTGTGGGGCTCGACCAACAACCGTCAGGTCAACGCTTCCATCGAGCTTATGTTCGGCGCGGCCCCCGGCCTCACGAGCAACACGATGGCGCTGATTATCTAGTTCTGTGTGTTCATCCTCCCGGCGGATTGAGTGGACCGCCGGGAGTTTCACTTAGGTCTTCGGACCAAGGGGTCACGGTTCCACTCGCCGTGGCCCTTCCTTTTTGTAGCAAGTGGCGAAAATACATCTCGGCATAATCGCGGGCAACGAAGAGGCCATGATTGGCCGATTCTTGGACTCGTTTCAGCCTCACGTTGATTCTGTTTCGGTTGTCCGCGCCATCGGAAACCAATCGCCAGACCGAACGCTCGACATCGCCAAAGAGCGCGGCTGCATCGTGGGTGAGTATTGGAACGCGCCCGACCGCCAATGGGAGCACGTCGACAACTTCGCCGCCGCCCGCAACCAGACCTTTGCCCTGGCCCCCGAAGGCACGGACTTCCTCATGTGGGCCGATTGCGATGATTTGCTAGGTGACAGTGGCGCGGCGGTGCTTCGACTCCTTAGAGACGGCAAAGATCCGCAAGCAGATGTGATCTATGCGCCGTATGTGACTAACGCGGCAGGAAGCTACGCGCGCCGGGTGCGTTTGCTCAAAGCCTCGGCATACGAGAAATGGATTAACGCGGTCCACGAGGACATTGAGCACAAGCCAGAAAGCAAGCTCATCTGGTCAAATGAATTGCAAGTGATTCATATGCCCGTGAACAACAAGCGGACAAGCGTAGTCCGCAACCGCCGCATCCTTGAAGCCATTCCCGAAACCGAGCGCACGGGCCGCGAGTGGTGGTTCCTTTTCCGCGAATGCGAAGTGCAGCAAGACATTCCCAAGGCGCTGGAGGCCGCTGTTATTGCCACAGGGCGCGACGATCTGGGCGACGAGGAAAAGTTCTGTGCGTATCAAACCATTGGCCGCTGGCTCAAAGACGTGGACGAAGCCGAGCGCCCCTTGCTTGAAGCCGTGCGCCTTATGCCGCATCGGCGCGAAGGTTATGCCGAGCTTGCCAAGGTTCACCTAGCTCGCGGCAGCGCAAGCAAAGCCTTGGCCTACGTCAACGCGATGGAAGCGCAGCCCATGCCCAACGAACCTAGCTGGACGCATGACGCCTCACTTTTCGGATGGCGGGCGCATGATTTGAAATGCTTGGCCCTAGCAAAGAACGGCAAGCCCGAAGACGCCAACCGCATCCGCAAAGCATGGCACAAGCGCAACAAGGTGCGCCTTGCCATCGGCCACCCGACTTGTCGCCCAGAAAAAGCCATTGCGGTGCGGGAAATGGCTTTCTCACGGGCCGCAAAGCCCGACCAGTTGGCGTATTACTTTGGCGTGAACGAAGGCGATAATGACGTTGTGGACGCGCTAAAGCATTACCCGCACGCCGTTAGCAAGGCCGTGCCCGAAGGACACGCCTCTGCCGTAGCCAATTACAATGCCGCCGCCCGTGCTGCCGCCGAATCGGGGGCGCGCATCTTTGTCATGTTGCAGGATGATCTTTATCCGCCGCACGGATTCGATGAAATGATTGTTCGCGCCTTTGAGGGGCACATGGATTCGCCAGCCGTGCTGCACTTGCACGATGGATTCCGCAAAGAGGGCGACCCGATCATGGTTGCGATGTGCTACAACTGGCGCTGGTGGCTAGGACGGGAGTGGTTGCTCTGCCCGGAATACGACGGCTATTGGTCCGATACCGAGTATTCTTTCCGCGCCTACCGCGACACCAAGGTCATCAACGGGCGGCACATCCAACTGTATCACGACCACCCGGTGTTCACGGGCGCGGCATCTGACGAGGAATATCAGCGGCAGCAAAACCCGGTTGCCAATGCGCGCGGGCGCGAAATCTTTGTGCGTCGCAACCCGGACGCCGTAGCGAAAGGCTGGTAATGGATAAGCCGAAAGCCTTGGCGAATATGCCCGACGAGCGGCAGGCCAAACTTTTTGAGGTGCTGATTCCCACCATGCCTGGGCGGGAGTTTATGCTGTCGCAACTGATGTCTGTGCTTGAGCCGCAGTTTGCGCGCTGGCCTCAAGCTACTTTCACCGCCGATTGGGGTGAGGGAAGTATAGGGGCCAAGCGGCAACGCATGATTGAGACCAGCAAGGCCGAGTATGTGGCCTTTGTGGATGACGATGACATGGTTTCGCCAGACTACCTCGACCGAATCATGCCCTGTCTACAAAGCCACCCGGACTGTGTCGGTATTTCCATGCACGTCACGATGGACGGGCGCGATTGGCATCCATCGCCCATCTTTCGCCATTCCCTCCGCTTTCGAGAAAACTTCCAGTGGCACGGCCAAGATCGCACCCCACACCACCTTTGCCCACTGAAACGAGAAATCGCCGTCCGCTCGCGGTTTCCCGATCTGATGTGGGGCGAGGATTACAGTTTTGCTTTGGGGCTACTAACCAACCTCCAGACTGAGGAATGGAGCGGCGATGAACCGCTTTATTTTTACAACTACGTCTCAAAGAAGGGCGACCCGCCTACACCTAGCCAACACCTTTGACAGTAGCCTTCAAACGTGAACCAAGCGGCCCTCACATCGTTTGCCACCGCAATGGCAAAAAGCATTCGCGACCTTTACGGCTCCACCGTAACCATCGGCGGAACCAATTACACGGCGGCGGTTGCTACTGGCGAGCCAGCCTTTGACCTCGAGTCTGGCGGCTTCCGCAGCCCGGTGAGCTTTGTTGTCCGCGTGCTGAAGCAGGACATGGCAACCGCCCCGGTTCCCAAAACTGCCGTGGTCATCAACAGCAAAAACTACCGAGTCATGTCGGTGCGCCAGAATTTTAGCGCCGTGGCGCAAGAGTGGATTATTGAGGTTGAAACTCCATGAACCCGTGCGAGATCGAACTAGGCGTGGCGGGCTACCTTGAATCGGTGATTACAATCCCAGCCAACACGCAATTCTTGGAAGCGGTCAATGCCGACGCGATGGACTTGGAAAAGCAAGCCGTGGTTGCCCGCGCTGAAAACGTCGAATATCGGGGAGCCACCAGCTTTGTCGCCACTCTTGAAATTGCCGTCCGCAGCCCGGCTACAGTCTTCACTCGCGCCAACCACAGCGACCTCGTCAAAAAAGTCACCACGGCCCTGCAAAACGAGGGGGCTTTTGTCACTGCGTTTAATAACGCCACCACTGGCATGGACATGATGGGCGTTGCCCCGGTCAACTACCGCGCCCCGGAGTTCGACAATCGAGCGTGGGTCAACGTGATCAGTGTTGACTGCGGCATTTTGCAAACGCCGTGACCACGCTTGAAGTAGAGACAGAAAAATTCAAAGAGGCGTTTGCGCGGTTTCAACAAACCAGCAAGCGGTCAGTGGCGACAAACCTACGCCAGCAAGGCAAACTGATCGCGGTAGACATCGCCAAACGCACGCCTCCGGGCGATTTTCAAGCATCGGGGTGGAAAAGGGTTGCTGGCGAGAACGCCGTTAAGGGCGACATTGCCAAGATCATGCGGCCTTGGAACAACCCGAAAGCACGCACCGATCCGCAACGCATCCATAAAGAATACAAACGAAAGAGAGGAAGGGTTCAGACCAGGCTAAAGCGAAACAAGGACGAGCGTTTCCGCATAGATACCCAAACTTACAAGATATACGTTGAACAAATTCGCAATCGCGTCGGCTACATGGCCGCAGGATGGGCCAAGGCAGCGGCATTTTTAGGCGCTTCGTTGCCGAATTGGATCACGCGCCACAGCGCGCCGGGCACAGGCAATGTTGTCATTCGCGGTGAGGACATTGAGTTAGACCTTACAAACAACGCCGTCTATCCCGACTCGCGCGGCCTTGTCGACCGCCGTGCCGTTGCCGCGCTCAAAAAACGCTATTGGGCCATGATAAAACAGGCCGACAATTATCTAAAGAAAGCAGCCCAAGAAGCAGGCTTCAACGCCTCCTAGCCGTTTGACAAAGCCCGCGAGGGCATGGCTATCAGCTACGGTTCCAGCGCAGACGGAAAACAAATCGCCAAGTCTTATGAATGGCTGGCCGTTCAGGACAACCAAGGTGCTGTTGCCGACAACATCCTCAAGCACACCCGCACCGAAACCACGACTGAAACCGTGGAATCAACTTGGGGTTGCCCGACTTTGGATAGCGAAGAAGTGCTCAACGCTACCGTCACTTGGACCGTGGACGAGGCGCTTGTTGAGGCTTCTGCCAGCGGAACGGCTCCGCAGGCTATCCGGTATTACAATCCAAAGGCCGAGTGCTCGGTCACTTACTTGGGGAGCTCCAACCAGGACAGCACTTTTACTTTCGACAGCGTCGAGTTTGAAACCGTCTCAAGCGAAGTCGCAGAAACTTTGGGCGATGTGCAAAAGGTGACCGTGCGCGGCGTTGCTTACGGCGCGACCAACGGCCTTACCACTGGCACAGCCTCCAGCGGCACGATCCGCAAAGAGAAGCGTTTTTCCAACACCGACTTCGTCCGCACCTCGACAACCACTGTCGCCTTTAGCGGTTCCTAAGGAGCAGCGCCAATGGATGCGCTGGCCGCTGAAGCGTTCCTAAACGCCGAGCATTCTGTTTACGGGCTGCGGATGCGCCCGCTGTCGCTCGGCCATGCCTTTGCTTTAGAGGCTATCGGTTCACCATTTTACACAGGGGCGCTCGGTGACGCCTCGCAGCTTCGTTTGGCGGCGTGGATATGTTCCCGGCCCGCGTTGTCGTCTTTTGATGCTTCCGGGCTGCGGTTTCGTCTTTGGTCGTATTTGGCGGGAAAAATGGATTTCGACACACAGGCCGCGCGGTGGGCCGTCTATGTTGCCGATTATTGCGCGCCTCCGCAGTTTTGGAGCAAGCAGACCAAAGAAAAAGCCGAGCCGTCTAAGATTCCATCAGCCATCACTACGGTTGTGCGCCTTATGCGCTTGGGGATGACCGAGCGCGAGGCATGGCAAACGCCCGTGGGCGCGGCCTCATGGTATGAGATTGCCGCTTACGAAACCGAGACGGGCAACAAATTAGACATTGTGACCGACAGCGAGCGGATCGCGATCATCCGCCAGAAAGCAAAACGCAAAAATGGCTGAAGTAAACGTAAAGATCAAAGCGCAGAACCAGACGCGCACTGGTTTCCAGCAGGCGCTCGGTGACGCTCAACGCTTTGGCAATACTGCCTCTGGGTCTTTACGCTCCGCCTTTGCTGGCGTGGCGTCAGACATCAAAAGCAGCATCGGGGGCGCTTTGGCCGGGCTTGCCTCAATCGGAGCTATCAAAAGCGTCATCGACCAGTTTGGACGCATTCAAGACCTGTCGGAGCAATTTGGAGTGTCCGCCGAGACGCTGCAAAGGTTTGGTCAACTTGCAAGCGAAAGCGGATCAAGCATTGACCAGATGGCGGCGGCATTTTCTCGACTGACTATTAACATCCAAAAAGCCCAAGGCGAAACTGGCGCGCAGGCAGACGCCATGCGGACGCTCGGTTTGTCGGCCAGCGAGATGGCAAATCTTTCCCCAGAACAGGCGTTCTTGAAATTGGCCGATGCGCTTAAAAGCTCTGGCGGCACAAATGAGGCTTATTCAGCGACATTGGCGCTTATTGGCAACAGACAGCAAAACCTCATTCCGTTGCTGCAACAAGGAGCCGAAGCCATCAAGGCGCAGTCGCAGGGCATTGCGGTTGCGAGTGATGAAACGGTTGCCAAGGTGGATGCCATTTACGACAGGTTCCAACGACTCGGACAGCAGCTTGCCGTAGGCCTTGGCCCCGGCATTGCGCTCATTGGGCAAACTTTGCTTGGGGCTTTTTCAGTCATTCAGTCAGCCGTTACGCAGCTTTCAACATTTTTGGGCAGCAGCTTTGCCGCTGCGGGACAGGCTATGTCTGGCAATTTTGCCGCCGCAGGCGAGATCATGCGCGGAGAAGCACAAACTGCCGCGCAGGAATGGGAAAATCTTAAAAATAAGCTTAACGAAATCAACGCGCCTGCTCCTGTGCGTCAGGCTCGCGGAGCATTGGGACAAATTGAGGCACAGCTAGACGATCAAAACACTGAAAAAACAAAACGCGACGCAGATCGTGAAGCTCAAAAACTTTCTGAAGAACGGGAAAGAATTGCAAAAAGCAAAAGCGAGTTAGACCAAGAAATTCGCTTAAAAGAAGCAAGGCTTCGCGGAGACAAAAAGGCAGAAGAAAACATTTTGCAACAGCAAGACATGAATCGCGTTTTAGAAGCAGGCGGTTCATTCGAGCAGGCGGCAAACATGGCATCCTTGAATGCACTTGAACGCCAAATTCAAGCACAGCAGGCAATCAATCAAGGCGCAGGCTTTCAAGGCTCCTCCGGCGCATCCGCCTTCCAGCGTGTCGGCCTCGCCACCAACGAGTTCTTCGACACACGCAAGCCTAAAGACCCAGCCGCCGACACCAAACGGGCGGCAGACTTTGCCAAGCAAATCTTAGAGGTTCTTAAAAAAGGCGAACCCCTAGTTCTCAACCCGACAAGCAGCTAACCACTCAAACACCATGTCACAATACACAGTTCCGGGCGGCGGAATAATCAACTCAGGCGACAAACTTATCACTCGCAAAGTGGTTGTCGCCACAGGCGGTTCAGACCCATCGGCCCCAGGCGGGGCAGGACGCCTTACCAACGTGACTATCACCGCCGAGCCGGGCGGCATCAAGCGCGGCGTGTTTGAATACACGCAGGGCGGCGGTGGAGACGCCAACTACAATGCTTACGGCAAGAAGATTGAGCTAATGGGCGGGAGCCGGGAAGTTCCGATCTACAACCATCCGAATTTTGCGGCACTGACCAAAGAGAAAATTTTGTCGGTTCAAAAGGCCGTTGAAGAAAAGCAAAACAGGAGCTTCACAGACTCAGACCAACAGAAACTTTTTGAGTTTTTGAGTCGCGGCACTGAATACTTTCTTGCGCCGTCAGTAGTTGCAAGAGTGTCAGAAATTGAAAGCAATATTCCAAGCCTCTCTGGCCTTTGCAATGTAGACAATCCATCTGGCATTAGTGCGCCAGATGGAACTTTTTGGGTGTTGACCGGAATTTCGGCAACGCCGGTTGGCGACAAATACGAGGTAACAAGGGAATACACATCAATTCCGTCTGGCTGGGATGATGTCGAGTTCCTCTACACCAACTGGTAATAACGTGGCCCAATTCGACGGCATCCGTTTTCAGCCTAGCCGCCCGCTCCTTAAAGAGGTCAGCGCGGACCGACTCAACGCGATTTTGTCGGAGATCAAAAAGAACCGCCCTCGAGGAGAGCGTGGAATCACGGTGCGGCAGGCAGGGGATGCGACCTACATCGGCCTTGCCGCCCCAACGGGCAGCAGCGGCTTTCAAGAGCAGACTCACGCCTTCAAGATCAACGTCTCAAGCCCGGATGCAAACCAATACGAGGCAACAGTCTCGCCCGGAACAATCAACAGCCTTTTGCCGAGCAACTGTTTCGATGGGGCCGAGCTTCGCAAGTTTTCGGTAACCGCAAACCAACTTGTTTACATCAACCTAAACTGCACTTCGGACGGCCAAAAAATCACCTCGGCCACTATTGCGGCAGAAGCAACCGCTGCGCTCCCGCAGTCGCCAACGCTGTTCAGTTTGCCAACTGCGCCAACCTTTTTGATTGGAGTAGTCTACAACTCCTCCGTTTACCAGGCGGTGACCGACAACATCACCGTCTCTGGAAAACAAGCCTTTATCAAAAATGCCACCGGCAACGTCCAGCCGGGGCAGCTTGGCTACGAAATTTGGTATAACTGGGGGTGATCGTCCATGATTAGCTGGACAATCACAGTTCCGCCGACTGTTGGAACGGCGCAGGGGACGGACAGTGCAAGCCAGAGCGTTTCCTACACATACACAAACATTGAATTTTCAGACTCCGAGCAAACACTTGCTGGCACTGATTTTAGCGGGGCTTTTTCTAGTTCTTCCGCTGGCGCGGGCGGATCTGCAATTTTAGCAAATGGCAATATTACCGCATCGGGATCAGGCGCTTTTGGATTCTCAAGAACTTTAGCCGATCAGCCTGTAACAACTGAAACTGGATCTACTGGCGGCAGTGAATCTGGTGCCACAACAACGAGTTGGAACGGCAGCATTAGTGTGAATCCCCCACTAACCTACGAGGAGGAAGCAGACGAATCGGTCAAATACACTTCCACCACGCAGACCTCGGCAAAACAAACAACACAGCAAAGCAACTTCACTGTTGCAGTAAATACTTTGGCGACTCGTCCTGTTTCGTGGGTCAGCGGGACAACGCGCACCACGGAGATCAATTCCGAGACATTAACAATCGCAACAACCACAACGACACAAGCGGCAACCACGGGCATAAATTCAACGCAAGCGAGCGGGACGCAAACTGTTCTGGTTCCAGCCACGCAAGCGTCAAACTCTTCGGCCATTGTCCTTACCACTTCAAGCGACACCGTGACGGCGTATGGTTATCGCTCAAGCGGCACAACCTACACGGGGCCAGACATTACTCCTACAATCGCGGGCGCCACGACAACCACAACTTTTGGCCCTACAAATACTGGTTTCCGTCACACTGCCACGGTTGCCATTGTCGGGGCCAATGAAGTTCTTTGGGAGCTAACCACCAACGGAACGGGAATGTTGTCCGATCTGTGCGCTAGTCATGGGCAGGGGACGCACACAATCCTGCCAAAAATCACACGCTTGCAGCCAGTGCAGGGCAATCCTCCTTATTTAGATAGTTACGAAACCACCCTGACTACAGCCACAACCAGCACGACTAGCAGCACACAAACCACGCTGGCAAATGGCAACAGCTTTCCGGCACACACCGCATCGGTGCAGATCAACAAGGCAAGAACGACAACAACGCAAATAACCAAAACGCTTTCGACTTACGAAGGGCCAATAGAAAGCACAACGGTTTGGACAACAGCCACAACGATGTTGTCTTTAGACGGGCAAGATGTGTTTTCCACAATACCCCAAACCAGCGAAATAACTTTCAGCAAGGCATACGGCGGGCAGACTCTAGAAGAAGGATTTGCGAGCGGCTTCACAACAGAGCCGTGGACGTTTTTGAAGATGACGCAGGCCGTGATGGGGCAAGGTCAAAGCGCCTACCAATCCAACTACCTATCCGGGCGAGCCGCGCCGAATAACCTGACGGCAGTTGGTCAAAACCTGCGGGCCGTTGGCTTAACTTTTACAGCGGACACTGCCTTGGCGCAGCAGACGGCCATTGCCCCCTTCCCGACAAGCTGGACTTATACCCAAGGCCAAACGAGCGGAACCATTTCTCTTGGAGGCGGAGGGGCCAGCCGCACCACGCAAGACGAAAGCACTTTCGGAACCACTAGCGGGGCGTGGCAGATTGAAGGCGGAACAACGCATGAATTTGTCGTTGCTGCTCAAATTGCGGTTGGCGGCAAGCCGCCCAAGGGAAACAACATTTCTTTGCTCTATCCGCCCGGTGTTTATTTTACATCCAACT